GCCCGGTCGACCATGGCACCACGCCCGGCCCGGATGCCGAGAACATCCACGACGCACTGCGGGCCTATCTGGTCGACTACATCGGGCAGCATGGCAGCCCGGCCGATGGTGTGAAGAATGCGGCCCGGATTCTGTCCGAGGCTGCGACGTTGTGCGAGGCTGCGGACGAGCCCGCTACCGTGTGACCTAGCGCACTTAGTGCGACGGCCCCGGGCTACGGCCCGGGGCCGTTCTGCGTTCTGGCCCCATGTCTGGCCCGGTGTGGCCCGGTGTGGGGCCGTTGTCATGTCTGCGGGGCCGTGTGGCCCCGTGTGGGCTGCCACCGTGTGCCCGCATTGGGCCCTAGGTGGCCCCGTGTGGCCCGCTATGGGCGGGCCCGGTGTCTAGTACCGGGCGATTATCCGCGGCCCGTGTGGGGCCGTGTGGGCTGCGGGCCGTGTGCGGCCCGGTGTGGTGGCGTGTGTGGGCCCCGGCCCCGTGACCGTTGGCCCCGTTGCCGTGTCCCTGCAGGGACGGCCCGGCATTCTGCCGGTGTGTCGGTCATGGTGTATCTGTTGGGGTGGCCCGTAGCGTTGTCGTCATGTTGGAACATGTAGCAATGCGAGAGGGTGCCGGGTATGTGGATGTTGGGGTGGCGTGGTGTCGCCCGTTGGGTGTTGATGATGACGGGGCCGACCGGTATGTGGTTTGTTTGGTTGATGGTCGCCGGTCGTTGGTGTCTTTGTTGGGATGGGCTCCGGGTGTGGTGGTGTCGATGACCCCACCGGTGCCCGTGTCTAGTGGGACTTGACGAACTCTGGTTGGGGTGGTAATCTGTAGTTAGTGGTTGGGGGACCAGCCACACCGAACCGGGTGTCCCTGCAGGGACAGCAAGTCCCGCAGTGACACCCACAAGCAACGGAGGGACACCGTGAAGAACAAACAAACGAAACGAAACAACAAGCGGTGCGACCATCTGGTCGCACGACGCAAGACCGGTCACAACATGTGGGAGTGCCGTTGCGGTGCGACCATCGTCCACTTGGAGGAAATGTGATGAGCAAGACACACCTAGCCTCGGCGCAGGCAAAGTTCTGGGTGGTCTCCCACCTAGTTGGCGGGGGACAAAACCCAAAGATGTTCACCAAGCAATCGCAGTCCGCAAAGACTGCACATAATGCAGAGTGGACAGATAAGTTGGAGCAGATCGTGATGTATCTGCCGCAGGCGAACCGTGGTCGCCAACTCTTTGACGAGTTGGCATCGCCCCGTCTGGTCATGTTGTGGGACTCGTTGGGTGGCAAGCATCGCAACGTGTGCAGCCATTCGACACCGGGATGTCGGGCCGCATGCCTCGGTAACTCAGGCCACCTAGGCATATCTGGCGGGGCTGCGTCCCGTGCCATGCTGGCCCGGTACGTCATGCTCTGCTTGTTCCCGTACGACTTCTGGTTGCTGGTCGACCATGAGATTGGCCTAGCCAAGAAACGTGTGGCCCGGTGCGGCAAGACGTTGGTGTGTCGTGTCAATGGCACGTCCGATCTGGATGTGGTGACCGAGGCGTACGTGGGTGACGAGTCGATTCTGTCTCGTCATCCGGACGTGATGTTTCAGGACTACACGAAACGCCCGCTGGTCAGGTCGGGGTGGCGCACGATTGTGCCGAACTATTATCTGGTGCGGTCTGCGACCGAACGTGATGACCGTGCCATGTTCGATGAGCATGAGGGTAACGTCGTGGTGCCAGTCAACTTACCCAAGGGTGCGGCGTTGCCTGACACGTTCATGGGCAGACCCGTCATCGATGGCGACGTGCATGACTTGCGGTGTGCTGATACGCCACGTGACGAGCGTGGCAACTATGCGGTGCTGGTCCGTGTCAAGAAGCGTGCGGATGGCAAGCGTCCGGATACGCACGGGTTCATTCGGGAGGTGAAGTGATGAGAAACGTCATCGACAACCGCTACGACCGCCAGCGTGGGCAGTTCCAACTGGCACTAGCCGAGATCACAGACTCCGCACCTACCGGCCCCGATTGGGATGAGTTTCGGGACGAGTACGTAGCGATGGTGCGGCTTACCGACGACGCCGACACTCCTACGTTCGACAAGGTGTGGAACGACACGCTGCTCGTCGCACGGAACGCTCTCCGTGTTTGGGGCGGCTACTCGTACGGAAAGTGGGAGGTGATGTGATGGTCAGGGAAGTGTTCGGCCATTACCGTCCACCACAGGTGTGCCACAGGTGCAGGCGTATGCATGTGCGTGGCAGTGGTGAGTGGCCGGTCGTTGTCACGGTGTGTCCGAAGTGCGACCGTTCACGTCCGGCCCCGACTTGACGAACCCATTTAGTTTCGTCTAGTATTTAGTTCGTGGCCGGGGGTCTATGTCCCCTTGGGCTCCCGGCCACATCAACACCTAGGGGACAACAAACAATCAACCACAAGTGTCCCTGCAGGGACACAACAACGAATGAAAGGGGAGCCCAATGGCTTTCTTCCGTACAAACCAAACCGGCCGGGTAACTGGCAACGTCATGCTTAGCCGTGATGACATGCTTCCGGTCGGCACACATTCCAGTGCTGTCGACATGGCTCTGGATGCCGGAGCGAACTTCGTTCCGGTCAAGCATCCGCTGGTCCATCCGTCGGGTCACACACCGGAGAACCGTGGTACACCTACGGCGTACAGTGTGTGGAACGAATCGGTTGACCCGCCTGCGTTGCTGAACCCGGCGGTGTCGCACGGTTACCCGGCGACCCCGTACATGCAGACCATCGACATGGTGGAGGCTGCGTTCCCGAACAGTTGCACCGGTCTAGCGATGATCGAACACGGCAAGGTGCTGGTGGTCACGTTGGAGTTGACCGGCGCGGTTGACCTTGGTGGTGGCGACATCGTCAAGCCGTGCCTGATGGTGACTGACTCGCAGGACGGCAGCCGGTCGACCCAGATTCACTCGTTCATGTACCGTGCAGCGTGCGAGAACGCCCAGTCGTATGACTCCAAACTGTTCTCGGCACGTCACACCAAGAACCACAGCGTGATCATCGCATCGTGGGCGACGTACATTTCACGGGCTCAGGATTCTTGGGACACGTTCCTTGGTCGTGCCAAGCAGATGCGTGCGATCACGTTTGACAGTCGTTCGCAGGCGAAGGACTTTCTGTTCAGGGTTATCCCGATGCCGGAGCGTGACCCGAAGGACACGTGGCGTGGCTATGCGTCCAAGTTCACCCGTTGGGAGAACAAGGTTGATGCGATCATGAAGCGGTACGACTACGAGTCCGACGAGTTCGGTCACAATGCGTGGTGCATGGTGCAATCGATTCAGGGCTGGGAGTATCACGACAAGACCAAGGGCAACTTCGCCAAGCAGGTCGATGTGGTCACCGACCCCGGCACCAAGCAGGCTGTCACTATCCGTGCGGAGCGTCTCGCTCTCGCCTGACAAGATGTCCCGGTCACCCCGCTTCGGGGTGGCCGGGCAGCAATAAACATCCAAACAACATTGCCTTCTAGGAGGGGGCTCATCATGGATGAAATCCAAATCACTGTAAGCAAGATCGGGATCGCAAAGCCCGATGCGCCAGCGGACAATCGTGGGCGCAAGAAAGGTTCCGGCCAGATCCAGCGTTTCATTGAGACGCAAGTGATCCCGTTGCTGGATGTCATCAACGATCCGGTGAACAACGGCATCGTGCAGGAGTCTGTGTGCAAGGCTTCGTGGGCCCGGTACGAGTGCCGGTTCCCCGAGTTGGAGTTCACATTCTACAACCCGCATAAGGTGATGACCGAGCCGGGCCGTTTGGCTTCTTACGCCAGCACCCTCGGGCAGCGGTGGATCGCCGCGAAGTATGCGACACGTCACGACGTGTGCATCACCCGCAAGCAGCAGACAGAAGATCGTCCCGCTGTGGTTGAGGCGTGCCGCAACATGACCGGGTTCTTGGGAGGTGTGCGATGAGCGGACATCCCACGTTCATCTATCACCGTCCGTCCGGTGTGGCACGCCCGTTGGAGGGCTGCGAGTTGATCCACCCGAAGATCAAACCTGAGATCATCGAAGGGTTCCCTGCTTTGCATGTGGACGACACGTTGATCCGCGGCGAATCACTTGATTCGTTGCTGATGGACAAGGTGCTGATGGAGAACTACATCCAGCAGATCGACCAGCCCGCAGCAGGCAGCCCATCGAAGTTCAGGTTCACCGTTGAGGTTGACCTGTCGTACAACGTGCGTGTCGTTGACAGCGAGACGTTCGATGGTTGAGTCGTGCGGCTGCAAGTGGGCCGACGACGGCGCACCCGTCGACATGTGCGAGCAGCATTGCCCACCACATGACGACGGTATCCCTACGTTTGAATATTTAGCGGCAGTTATTGCCGGGAAAGGACCATTGTCCGATGACTACTACGAGTGATGTACCAGAGTGGGAATTCTTTCTCACTATCGCTGATGCGAAGGCACTGTCTCAGGCGGGGCAGACGTTGCTGACCAGTTGGCAGCGTCTTGACGAACCGTCGAAGTCCCAACTGAAACAGCAGCGACGGCTGGCCGAGGCGTTGGAACGGTTCGTTCCGCAGGTCACCGATGTTCTGTATTCGGAGCCGTCATGAGTGGCTACTACTGGGGGACGGCTGGGTGGCAGGATGCTGCTGCCCAGTCGGCCTCCCGTGAACGAGCAATCGATGAGGCATCCGACGGCACGCTGTCGAAACGCTTATCGAAAGTGTTGGACTTCGTGTACCGGCAAGGAACCATAGGTGCCACGTTCCGTGACATCGATGAAGCCCTAGGCACCCATCACGGCCAGTCTTCTGGTGCGTTGACGAACCTGCACAAGCAGGGGAAGATCGCACGGTTGGCTGTGTATCGCAAGCCGGGTCAGCCTCGTTGCTCCGTGTACGTTCACGCCGATTACGCCGACATGTTCGATGCCGACGAGTTGTACCGGACACCTGCCGAGACGAAGTCTCAGCGGCTGGTCCGTGAGGCCCGCGAGTTGGAACGTGTTATCGTTGATTTGCGTGACGAGATCGCTCACCTGAAGCGTCGGCTGGGTGAGTCATGAGGTGGGCGGTAGTGGCCGTCGCCGTACTGATGGCGGGATGTGCATCACAGGACACAACAACCCCTCCTGTGGAATCCACTTACCCGTTGGAGTTGGTGACGACCACGTCGGTGCAGGCTCAGGCTCGGGAGGCCCGGCCTGCACCGGCCGCCCCCACCACTACAAGTGTCCCTGCAGGGACACCCAGCACGGTTCCTCCGGTGACAACGACGTTGCCGGGGGGGATGTGTTCCCAGTGGTTGGATGATGCTGTCGCTATCGGTTGGCCGATTAGCGAGATTGAAACTGTTGACTATCTGATTCATCGTGAGTCACGATGTGACCCTACGGTTATCAACACCAGCGATCCGCGTGGTGGTAGCCGTGGGTTGATGCAGATCAATGGGCATTGGTGCCGTCCGAATCCTTCGTACGGTGTTGATGTTGGTTGGTTGCAGGAGTTCGGAATCTTGAACGAATGCGACGACCTTTATGATCCGCATGTCAACTTGCAAGCAGCCTTAGTTATTTGGCTTGAGTACGGCTATGAGCCGTGGGGAATGTCATGACAACAAAACAAACGTGGGTGTGTCCCGCATGCGGGGTCACCGTCACAACACAAGTAAAACTTTCCCATCCTCCGACGTGCAGCAAGCACACGGGCGGTGGCCGACTGATGAAGGAGAAGACAGATGGCTGAGACAACGATCCACGATTTCGTTGACTACGAACAGGTCGGTGACTACGTGATCAGGGAACACAAGACTGATCCGTGTATCGCTATGGCGATGTCGATGCGGACTGGTGCCCGCCGCAAGTTTTACGGTGAGTCATGTCTGCATGATGCTCGCCGTTGGGCGAACGACCGCTGGTGGAAAGAAGGTGTGCTGTGAGACGTGCAACACGTTTGCTGATCGCCGCAGGTGCGGCAACGGTGACGGTGGTGTGGGCCTTGTGGTCACCGTGGTCACCGGACGGTGTGGATGAGGTGATTCGTTCTCAGCCGGAGATTGTGCCGGTCACTATTGGATGCTGGTTGTTTCAGTTTCTTTTGGTGTTGGTGTTGATCAACTGGATTGAGGAATCATCATGAGTTTTGATTTCATTTTCTCTAGGCCGGAGTGGCAGCAGGATGCAGCATGCCGGGGCATGATGCGTGTCGATGACACACCGGAGTTCTTCATCCCGCGTGGTGACCAGAAGCAAATGTTGAAACGTGCCCGTGCTGTGTGCGATGAGTGCACTGTGCAGCAGGAGTGTTTAGATTTTGCTTTGAGGTTCAACATCGAAGAAGGTATCTGGGGTGGCAAGTCTGCTCGGCAGCGACGTGTGATGCGTGGCGAACTTGGGTTGACTGGTTCTTTGGATACGTACGGTCCGGACTTGTCTGCTGCTGCGTTGCAGGCGCAACGCGACCGCGAACGTCTAGGGGGTACTTGACGTACTAGCCGGGGGTGGACTAAACTGTTGTCATGATCAACAGCACAGAAAGCCCCCGGCACGTCAAACCTCGCACAGAAGTCAGCGACCAACTTGCCTTAGCAGCAGGACACATTTACGAAGCGTTACGCCTAGCAGAACACAGCGACATACGCACCATGATGGGTGAGACAGCGCACATCATCGACACATTGACAACTCTTGTGTCGGACACACACAAAGCCCGTCGTTTCCGAATCGTGAAACGGCACGAAGAAGGGAACACGTACCGGAAGATGGCCGAAGAGATCGGCATCTCGTATCAGCGTGTTGCCCAGATAGCAAAAGGAAACAAATGAAAATGAGAGTGTTCATGTTGGAGCCGCACATGCGGCAGAACAAACCGATGGCCGGATCGTTGGAGTTCCATTACCGGTTCGTCGGACATTCCTACAGGCCGTATGTGGTCAGAGTGTACCGGATGCTTCGCCAAACAGGGTGCGCCTCATGGGTTGCCCGCCATCTGGTCTGGCAGATGTTGAACGCAGGACAACTAGGGGAGGTGGCGACACGTGACGAACGCACGGAAGCCCGGCAGGCCACGGGTTCATAGCAACGGTCTGTCCGCCGCAGTCGCTGATGAGTACATGGCAGGTGAAACCATCAGCCGTATCTGCGAGAAGCACAACATCTCACGGTCGACGGTGTACACGTTGTTGCGTCGGCACGGGATCACACCCGAGCGACGCGCCACCGTTGAACGGGACGAAGTGTCCGACGTGCTGTACGACATCACGGTCGAACAGGAACTGATCGTTGATCAGATGGCAGCCGAAGCCGACCGTTTACGGTCGGTGCTTGACAGGGGTGATTAGAATGGGGATGCCATCAAGGGCAGCCCCCACCGGACACACAGGTGTCCGATGTTCAGTGGGCACGAAGTGCCCGAAAGGGGTAAAGGCATGAAGATCAGAGAAGACGGTGGGGTAGCAATCAGGCAGTCATGGTTGAATGACTTCCTGCTGTGCCCAGAACGGGCACGTCGCAACGTGGTCGAACCCGATGCGAACATCGGTTCCGACCTGACCGTGATCGGCACAGCGATGCACGCTGTGATCGAACAGGTGTTGTCCGGTGAGATCGATCCCGGTGCGGCCGCTGAGGCTGCACCGGAAGCGTTGCAGATGGCGGCAGAGGCCGAGCCGTGGAAGTCAACAGGGCTGACACCTGAAGAGATGGTCGGTCAAACCCGGTTGATGTCGGCTGCGTGGGCCGACAACGTGTACCCGATCATGCCGCCCGGCGGTCAGGTGGAGTACAGGTTTGAGTTCCAGATCGGTGAAGCCGACGGCACCCCCGTATGGTTTGAAGGAACCATCGACTATGTGGCCCCGAACAACACGGTGTGGGACCACAAGTCTGCGAGCCGCAAGTACCAGCAGTGGGAGAAGCAACGCTGGGCTGTTCAACCATCCGTGTACTGTGCCGCTGCTGTTCATGACGGGCTGGTCACTCAAGTGCCAGTCAAGTTTTTCTATGACGTGATGTTACGTAACGGTGACACGCAGATCGTGGAACTACAACGGGACATCGGGCACATCTCGTTCGTTCGTAAGCAAGCGTTGAGTGCCGCACAGTTCGCGTTGCGGTACGGGATGGATAATCCGTGGCCGTTGAACGACCAGTCGGCGTTGTGTTCCCACATCTGGTGTCCGTTCTGGGACACCTGCAAGGGGGCAGACATGTCAGGGGATGAACTAACATGGAAACCCTGATCGGATACATCTTCGTTGTTGGTGGCGTGTTGGCTTTCGCCACCTTCTATAAGCCTCACATGAGGGAACCCGGCACCCCAAGCCAAAGGTGTCGGGCCAACCGACGTTTTTTACCAGCCGGTAAAAACGTCAACAACCGAACCAAGGGAGGTTCATCACATGGCTGATCAACAGCAAATCGGTTTGCGTGTAGGTAACACGTTGACCAACTCACTGAACTACGCAGCGCAGCGTGGTATCGACATCACCACCGACGAGGGTTACGCAGAACTGCAAACCATCGCCATGGTCATTGTCGAACTCGGCAACTACCTGACCGCAGAGATCGGCGGGCAGGCATCCACCAGCGGTGTTGCCGCTGTCAAGGACATGTTCCCCGGAACCACCGAAGTGCAGCAGTCCGCTGCAAACATCGAAGTTGCCGGTGCCCAGCATGGCCCGCTTCCCGAGTGGCTGATCGCTGCTTGCGCGAAGAACAGCGTCACCAAGGTGTACGACAACCGTGACACCGCCAACGCCACGAACAACCGTCCGTGGTTCAAGGCAGCCGACGGGAGCATGAACGCCAAGGGTCAGCCCTTCGCGTTCTGGCCGCCGAAGTGAGCGACACCACCAGCCCCGATCTGGCGGCTCGGTGGGAAGAAATGGAGCGGGGCGATCTCACCGAGGTCGCCCCGTCTCCGTCTCTGCTCCCAGCCCCAGCCCCACTGTTCTACCGTCCACTCAGCGATTCGGTAGGGGACTTTGTCCGTTGGGTACAGACACCGGCTGATCGCATCTACCTAGGGTTCAACGACATCGACACGCAGATGCGTGGCGTGGCACCCGGCGAGATGCTGCTGATCAACGGCTACTCGCACTCCGGCAAAACATTGTTCCTGATGGAAATTTTGCGGGCGAACCGTGACAAACCAATCATGTACTTTTGTCCCGATGAGCCACGCACATTGACACTGATCAAACTGGTGTCACTGATCACGGGTACACCGGGCCGGATGTTGGAACAGTTGATCGAACAAGACGACCGGGAAACCATCGACATGATCGAACAGACAGCGTCCGAAGAGTTCGGCAAACTCGCAGTGTTCGACCAGTTCCTCAGCATGGGAGACATGGATCGTGCAGTTCATGAAACCGCAGACAACATTGGTGAGCCAGCATGCATCGTGTACGACTACCTAGAGTTGCTGCCAACCGAAGACAACGTCGCGTCGAAAGCGAACACGATCAAAGCGTTCGCCCGACGGCACGACGTGCCGTTGGTTGTGCTGCACCAGTCGTCACGCACATCAGGTAAAGACGGTGCGAAGCAAACCATCTCATCCGGTGCGTTCGGTGGCGAACAACAGGCATCACACATCATTGGTGTGCGACGCAAAAAGTTCGGGATCGAAGCAGAGATCAGAGAGATCGAAGAACGAGCCGCACACGGCTCCGTCTCCGAGATCGCATTGGAGAAGTTAGACATGCTCAGGGCAGAACTGGAACGCCATTCCAACACCGTCACGTTGAACCTTGTGAAATGCAAACGGCATGATGCCGAACTGGTCGATGACATCGACTACTACATTGAACAAGGGACCGGCAGACTCAAAGGGTTCAGACCTTTGTCAACACCTGCTCCCGCACCTCAGGTGGTGTGGGAGGAACCACAACTGGATGGTGGGTGGTGAACGGTGTCACAGGGGAAACCCTGAGGAAGTACATCGACTTGTTCGCTGGCCGCTCCGACTGTTACGGATCATGGACCGGTGGATGCATCCGCCGTCCTGTCAGCCCCGACCTGTTCCGTGAACACCTGAACGGTGGCACACAGGTTGGAATCTACCCGGCAATGAACAGGTCAACTGGCACCATCGTCACATGGGGATGCACCGACATCGACGTGGATGACTACGACGCGGCGCATCGCATACAAGAAGCGTTCGCCATGAAGGACATCGTCACATGGATAGAGAAAACCCGTAAGGGCTATCACGTGTGGCTGTTCCCGACACGTAGCATCCCGGCAGAATCGATGCGTAACGCTTTCCTTGTGGTTCACAAAGTTGCTGACGTGCCACCGACCGAGGTCAACCCGAAACAGGTGACGTTGGGAGATGGGCAGGTTGGTAACTATGTGCGGTTGCCGTACCCGAACGACGGTTCAGGTTTGCGGTACATCATGAACGACGACCTGACACCTATGGGCAGAGAGTTTTTCATTGAAGAAGCACACGCCAACCGTGTTCCACCACACAAGATTCTGCGGCTTGCCGACATGTGGAAAGAACCACCGAAGCAACATGTTGTGATCGACGGTGAAATACCGTCGACACTTCCCGTGTACAAGATGGGGAAACTCACAAGATACGTGTTACGGAACGGACCTAAACCGGGCAAAGACAGGTCAACCACAATGTTTTATCTGGCTTGCTGTGCGGCACGTGACGGGCTATCCCCCGAGGAGATAACTGCGGTGCTATACGATGCCGATCGTCGATGGGGAAAATTCTCAAATCGTAATGATCGTGAGAAACGGATAGCGCGGACAGTTATGGAAGCCGTGCAGAAAGTAGCGGGCGAAACATGGGAAGACGCAGGTCGAACAAACGGCCGTTCACAATAACGATCCCCGGCCGACCCCGACCCAAAGGCAGACCACGCCTTGGGCGGGGCGGTCGTGTGTTCACCCCGAAAACAACTCTGGAAGCAGAAGCAAACATTCGGGACGAATACCTGAAACAGAACGGACCGTTCTACGACCAGCCGCTACAAATAGACATCGTCTACACCACACAACAAACAGAAATAACTTTCACCCCGCTCGGGGATCACACCACCAAACTCACAGCCGACGTAGACAACCTTGTGAAGACCACACTGGATGGACTCCAAGGCGCAGCGTTTGAGAACGACAAGATCGTCATGATTGTCACGGCGGAAAAACGATGAAGCGGGCAAGCGACGAAATCTTTCGACGTGAAGCCACCATCGGCCAACAGTACGCCGAACTGGTAGCCGCCCGACTATGTGAGAACGGCATCAACGCTGAAGCAACCGAACTCACATTCGCTGAAACCGAAGAACAAATCAAAGACTACGAAGATGAACAAGACGTAGTCCTAGACAGCGGACACTGTGTCGAAGTGAAGTCACGCAACCTAGAGTTCGACGCAGACCCCAAGTCATTTCCGTACACCACAGCGTTCGTTGACACCGTTGCCGGATGGCGGAAGAAAAGAAACAAACCGGTTGCTGTTGTGTTCGTGTCACGCGCAACCGACCAGATGCTGGTCGTCATGGGAGACACAGATGATCAATGGGGTGCAGTAAAAAAGTTTGATCGAATCCGCAAACATTACGACACCTTCCACACGGTTCCACGTAGAATGCTGATTAGTTTCGATACAGCAGTCGAACTGATCAAAGAGATCACAAATGGCTAACCGTCAAATACCAACAGAGTTCTATGGTGACGAAACACCAATGTTTCGTCGCATCCCAGAGAACCCGATACAGGCATTGATGGAAGCAGACTTCGGACATGAACCAGAAGAATCATCCGAAGAACTAGAACCGCTCAGAGAAATTGTTGCCGACGCAGTCGACCTGCTACCTGAAGAAGACCGCTGGGTCATCGACGCTGTTTACAGTGAACAACTGTCGTTGCAACAAATCGCTGACCAACTTGGTGTATCCAAAACACACGTGTTCCGGATACGGAACCGTGCCCTGAAAGCATTGAAAGCAATGCTAAGTTTCGACATGACCATCAGAGAAAGAGTGAACATGCCAACCACATGGGAAGAATCAGCAGAAGACCTAGTGAAAGCACTTGCTTCCTACTTCGCTGACCCGACACCAATCGACATTGTCAAAGTACGAGAAGAACGAGACATACTGTTCAGGACAGAAGGCACCGACATCAGGGTGTGGCCTGCCATCGCCTACTCCGCTATCGCTGAACTACGAGACAGAGGCGAGTGGGACAGCGAACGGATGACCGACCTGCTGGTTTCAAAGCAACGTGACTACGGCCATCAAAACATTCTGCAAGGCGGACTGTTTGGGGTGGCGATCAGGTTGTCTGACAAGATTGAACGGTACGCCAACCTGATGAAGAAATCCGATGGCAGCCCGGCGAACGAATCAATCATCGACACACTGCTAGACATGGTCGGCTACTGTGTTATCGCACAGATGCTCATCGACGGATCATTCATACTTGACCTGAGCGATGAGGGTAACGAAAGGGCTAGTTAGTATGGGTCGCAAGTACACAGGATTTGAAGGTTACGCCTCCGGCAAACGCAAAGGCACAGAACAGTTCGTCCGAGAGTTTGTCAAGTTCACGGGCGGAGCATTCTTCAACAACGGAACCTACATGCGTAGGCCGGTCAGAGGTGGCACCAAGCCCAGCATCCACGGCACCGGCCGTGCCATTGATCTCAGTTACCGTGGCGGCACATACCCCGGTTGCGGCGACCGCAAGACAGCACTGAAGTGGATCGACTGGCTCGTTGAACACGCCGAAGACCTCCAGATCGAAATCATTGTCGACTACGCCTACAAGCCGTTAGGGCGCGGATGGAAATGTGACCGCAACAAGTGGCGCAGATACGCACGGAAAACAATCACCGGTGGCGGCAAATCATGGGCCGACTGGATTCACATCGAAATCAGCCCAGACGTAGCGGACGACGCAGACTACTACCGTGTCGTGTTCGCAGAACTCAAAGGCAAACCAGCCGAACAAGCACCACCAAAGATGACGTTCGTGCCGTATCGGGGCAAGCCGATCCGGCGCGGAGAACAAGACCGTGAACTGGTGAAAACGATCCAGAAAGTTGTTGGCGCAAAACAAGACGGATACTTCGGTCCGAAGACCGAGAAAGCAGTGATGGCATTCCAAGCCAAACACGGGTTGACAGTGGACGGATGGATCGGGGCTCAAACATGGGCAGTGATGGGTCAGATGATTGGGTGAGTGCTTGGGCTGAGGAACTGTTCGGTGATGACGCTGAGGACATCCAAGCCAAAGCAGAACAAATCATCGAAGAAGACGGCATGTCACTACATGTCGCCATGGTCATCCCCGTCGCTGCCGCACGGGAATGGATGGAACACTACGAAGAATCATTGAACGGTGTTCCCGAATCAATGGCGAAAATGTTGATGTTCCTAGAGCAGTTCGCAACCCAAATCGAACAAGGGTTAGAACTAGATGTCGATGAAACCGACATCAGCGGTGAAGACCCAGAAGACTGGGGTTTCGGCTAACTCGCCATTGCGATCTCACGCAACTTACGTAGCGCGTCACGCTGTTCAAACTGTTCACGTCGCCGCTGCGACTCCTGCACCTCAGGTGTCAGATCACGCACATAGCCACCACCGGACAGCAACGCCGGGATGCCAGTAGCACCCAACAAGTTCTTGATTGCCTTGTCCTCGTTGCGGGAACCCTCACCCGAGTACCGGTTGAACAAACCGCCGAACGGGTTGACCTGATCCAAGATGTACTCCGTCTTCGGAGTGATCACATAACCATTCGGGCCCTGCTCCGCTTGGCCGGTAGCCAACAGCAACGGCAAGATTGCCTGCTGCCATCCTTGTAGCGGCACATACGATTCGTCATCCAACGGGATATCTTTGTACAACTGTTTCCCAGCGAAGTTTTCCACCGCCGCTTTGATCAACGGGTTGGAGTCAGCCAAGAACCGGATCGGATCACCCAAACGCTCCACGTCTTCTTCAACACGTGAGAACCCGAGATCAGGACGAGCCCACTGGCCGACACCGGGGATGTTGAACGGCAACCGGAACCCGCCACCCTCAGTGAAGTAGTCCGGCACCACACCTGTCTCTTCGTCGTCGGTGCGTATGTTTCGGATCACACTGTTGAAACGTGCGTAAGCACGTGGCTTGGTCCACATCTGGGTGACCTGCAACGGCAAGTTGCGAGACATGAACGTCCAGAACGGGAACACCTGACGTGCGATCCTGTCCACGTTGGAATACTGGCTGTAGTTGAAATGCACGCGGGTGATTGTCGACAAAGCCTCATCAAACGAACCGCCCTGATCAATCACCTTGACTGCCAGACCGGCACGCACCCCACTTTCGACGTTCGTACCAACCTTGCGGGAAGTGCGAGTCCCCAACGGGCCTCGCAACCCGACCTCAATCATGTCGTACTGACCGGCACCAGAAGCCAACACCGATTCAATGATCGTTTTCTCACGGGCATCCAAACCCTTGATGCCAACATTCCTGTACTTCTTCCAGATGCGGACACCTTCGATCATCTGCATCGAAGACACACCCTCAGACCAGTTCATAAACGAAGCCGACATACCGTTACGAATATGGAACCGGGGAGTCGCAGTCACATACGCCTTGAACAACCTTGTGTACGTTTCCCATGCCTTCAAGAAACCAGTGAACGCTTCCGGCTGATTCAACTCCACGATGCGTTGACGCATCCGATACAACTCGTCAGGCACCGCAACACCCGTGCCTTCAATCATGCGCCAGCCCTCTTCCAACTGGTTCAACATGTCCTCACGGAACTGTGCAGAGTTCTTAGTGTTACCGGACAACGACTCAAAGAACTTGCCGAAGTTACGGCCCTTGCCGCCCTCGGCAGCGATCTTTGTTTCAATCGAATACGCCTGCAACATGTTCGCGTACGCGACCTGAGCGGACAGATCAGACGGGTCCTTAGCGGCCTGACGCAACCCGGCCAAATACCGTTCATCACGGGTCAACAACTCGCCCTCAGGAACATCCTCGGTCAAGGCGCGTGCTTCACGACGCAGCCGCTTGTTGCCCTGCTCAGGCACCCTGTTCAAGTTCGCTGTAATGTTCGCGGCCGCATCCTCGCCGTTCAATGAAGGGGCAAAACCCTCATCTGCTGCCTGCCGGACAAGACGTTCCGTTTCCGCCTGTTGTTGTGCAGCACGACCCACTCGTCGCTGCGACGCAGCGACACGCGGATCAGCAGCACCAGCCCTGATATCCCGTGCAGAACGAGCAAACCCTTCCGCTTGGGCGGTAAGTCTTTGAGCCTCAGACAACAAGCCATCAACAACATCGTCAGTTGCCGGATCACCAACACCAGCCTTAGCGTTCTCTAGCGATTGCCGGGTACGTTGCAGTGAAGCCTGTAAGAAAGACACCTCTTGGGGTGTCGCCGTAGCAGGCGAAATCGACGCAGCGCGAGCATCCAACTTGTCGATCTGATCGTCAAGGTCACGAATCTGCGAATCCATGCGTTGCAAGATTTCATCGACTCGGCGTTCCGCGCCCGCCCCCAAGCGTGCGGCCCTAGCCTCATCAGCAGCCGCAAAACGCTCCACACGACCAGCCAATGTTTCACGTGCAGACTGTGTTGACTCTGCCGCCTGCTGTGCGGCTGCCTGACGGGCAGCACGAATGTCATCGATCCGGTCCGGCACCGTCCCCGCAGTTTCCTCAGCAATCTGACCAGTCACCCGTGGAGCCTGAGTGGCCTGACTTGCAGCCCGACCCGGACCAAACAACTGAATCTCGTCCGCATACCGCAAACGACCCAACTCTGCGCTGGCGGAACGGGCCCAACGCTCCAACAGTTTGTAGCCGTCCTCTTCAACAAACTTGACGGAGCCACCCAACTCTGGGTACAACTCGTTCATCGCTTTGTTGAACGAGAACGGGTCATCACCTTTTAGTTCTACCTTCTCGTCACCACGAACCAAGAAATCACCTTTATTTTTTTGGCGGGCTTGGGTGATTCCCTCTTGGCTCAGATCATCAACAACACCAATTGTCTGCTTGATCTCGTCGCCAAGTTCTCCACGTACGACCGTGTCGTACTCGTCGGTGTACACACGTGGCACATAATTACGGCGGTACTGAACAGTCGAACCCGCATCCGTCAGTTCATTGATACCGTCATCCAAGAACGTACGGCTCTGCTGGGCAATCGGGCTATCAGGAGCATCAGTCGCCAACTGGCGAGTCAACTCCTCACCAGACAAACCTTCCTTGCGGCCAGTCTTAGCGATGTCATCAACCTGCTCACCAAAACGGCTCAACGCAATATTACTAGTCGCCGTGCCACGATCCCCGGCCGCAATATCTTGCAGTCGCAACAGCAACGTATCGGAGTCGCCGCCCTTGACCATCTGGTTGTACAGATCGACTCGTTCACGTGGAGACACAGCAGTACGCACACGCTGCCCCAAGTTCGACTGTCCGGCACGCAAACGTGCCGACGACAACGCACCACCAATACCCTCAGCCGCCCGTCGTGTCCCCGGAATCGCCGCCGTCTCACGACCAGTGAACGGCACACGGAACCTAAGCCCAGCCTGACCAATCTCCGAACCAGTCCCACCAGCCCGAACAATGTCATCGAACAACTGGCGTTCACCACGACTCAAAGAGTTCACACCACGCTGGCCGATCTTCTGGATCAACGGGCGGGCCTCATCAACACGACCCACAGCCTGAGCCCCACGCAACAAATCAGTCGACAACGCTGCACGACCACCCAACGTCGCGGCCTTACCAGCACCCAACGTCAAATATGTGACCGGGTCCAACGCCACATCACCAGCAAACCCAATCAGACGATCAACCCACTTGTTACCAGTCGGATCAGGGAAAGCAGAACCAACACCGTACGTCGGGTCTTTCGTCTGCTCCAAAAAATCGCTGAACGATGCTTTGGTTTCCGGATCGGAATCCAACAAATCAACCGTCTCACGGATACCCGAAATAATCGCACGCCTAGGCGTATCAATCAATGTCAACGGGGCAACAATACCCCTAGCCAACGTCCCAAGAAAACCCGGCCCACCAGACTGCTGCTGTGACTGCTGTGCCCGCAACACGTCAGGCAGCCTTGACAGGCCACGCCCAGAACCCTGATTCTCGTCATCGTACGGAAGGATCGGCATTTACTGTGCCCCTCGGCGCAGCGGCCCCGCCGCAGCGCGAGCCACACTACGAATCTGATCCTGCGACAACCGATAACGCCGCTTGCCACCACCGCCACTAGGAACACTTGGGAAAGAACTAGTCAGGTAATCGCGGTAGATCTCCAACTGTGCGGCACCGGGAATAGAACCCCTAGCGGCCGCTTCTTGTTCACGCATTCTTGCAGCAGCCTGCAACATGTTTTGCTCTGCGCTATCCTCAGTGATCTGCTGGCGAATGTTCGCCATTTCAGGTGCAGCCTGTTTGCGGGCCTCATCGGCCGCAGCAAATGTGGCGTACCTTTGCGCCGCTTTCAAATCTGCTTCCAACTGTGCATTAGTGCCACGGCTACTGGGTGCCCGATCAGGACGCTGGTACAAGCCGCCCGGACGTAAATCGCCAACAGCAGCCCCCACGTTCGCGTCAGAACGCCCCACACGTTGGATGCCGCCAAGTGGCCTATCGGTCACATCGGCAGCACCAACATTCTCGTCGCTGCGACCCTGCCTCTGAATGCCCCCTGTCCTATTCCGCAAAGCGAAATCCCTGATACCCTGCTCCATGGCGCGATCAGTAACAACAGGAACACGTGTCGACCTTTCCAACTCCTCCAACTGCGACCTAAGATCAGCGACACCGGCACCAACCTGCTCCGCCTGCGCCTCCGTCTCACGTGCAGCAGCAGCCAAAGCCTGATCGGGTTGGAACAGCCAAATGTTCGGATCGTTGAACGGGCCCGTCAGACCAAGTTCCTCCATGTCAGCACGAACAGCAGTCTCATCACGGGCAACATATCGTTGCCCGTCCATCACAAACGTGTTGCGCTCGGCCTCAACAGCATCCTGATAAGCCTGCAAGATTCCCGGCAGGGCATTGAACTCATCTCGCTCCGTATCGCTCACATCACGAGGATTGCCCTCAGAATCACGGAACACAAGCCCACTAATCGCCGCCAACGCAACATCAGGAGCAATGCCATCAATTACCGACTCGGCAATACTGTTCATCGTCTCCGGCTGGATGCCCAGACGCGACGCAACACGTCGCATCGCCTCATTCACCTGTTCCTGAATAACCAGCGGATCAGGTCCGTCATACGGCGTGTACGCCAACTGTTGAACCGTGTCAGAAATATATTGGGCATCGACACCCGGCATGCCAATAGCAGCCTGAGCCAACAAGTTCTGGGAGAAAGCAAACAGGTTCTCCAAATCGTTGATCTGGTTAGAACCACTACCCGTGCCAAGAAAGTCTCTGATCAACGCGGCCTGCTCTTCAGGTGTCAACGGAGGCATCAGACAGCCCCCACAGAACCAAGAGCCTCACTCATCGGCATACCAATCTCCTCAGAGAACGCCAACCACAACTCCAACAACGACTCCGGTTCCAAAGTATCCACAATCGGATTCACCATCGAAGTGAACATGTTCACCGCAGAGTTCACCGCATTCTGATCGAACACCTGAGAGGACTGAGCAGCCTGAACAACAGCCTGATCCTGAGCGAAATCAAACTCCCGCTGCGCCCGCTCCGCTGCCGCAGCAGCCTCAGCCTGATCAAACGCGAAACGCTCACCCTGCTGCTGTGCCGCCGTCATAGCGTTGATAGCAGCCAACTCCCGTTCATCAAACCCGAGACTGGCAGCAATCTGATCACGTGAAATCTGATTGATCACAGCATCCAAATCAGCCATCTCACGTGACTGGGCAGCACCCATCCCGAACTGCTGCGCCTGAGCCAAAGCAGCCAACTGAGCCAAATCACTGGTCTGTGCGAGATCAATATCGCTCAAACGAGCAGCCCTATTCGCAGCCTCGGACTGGCCCAAAGTGTCATACACCTGCTGAAGAGCGGCCTGATTCGCCTGACCGAACTGACCCGCAGCACTCTGCAAGTTCGCCGCAGTAGCAGCATCCATCCCCACAGACGGGGCCGCAGCAGCCTGCGGACCCGGACCAACCGGCCCACGGTAAACCTGAGGAGCAGCCTGAACCCGGTTGCGTGCAGCACCATAACCCGAGCGAGCCTGCCCAGACGCAGTAGCCGACATGTCGGCCAACTGCTGACCCATCATCGCATAACGATCAGCAACATTCTGACGAGACTGGCGGTTACCAGACAGCAACTGACCGAACAACTCGTCTGTTCGCTGGCGGGAACCCCCAAGGTTCCCCAAGTAACTTTCGTACGCATCTGTCATAGACATAATCAACTCCCCATGAACGGGTAATAGTTCAACAACTCGGCAGCCAACTGGGCGATACTGTTCGCCTTGGCAATCTCCGCTTCCTGAACAGCGGACTCATACGCAGCCTGAGCCTGAGCATCAGACAAATTCGCCATATCCAACTGCTGTGCAGTTTGATTACGGATGTCCTGCTCGGACCTGAAAGCCTGCGTACCAAACTCATTACGTGCCTGCTGTTGAAGCCCGCTGTTTCGCAGCCCACGCTGCGAATACGCGGCAGACAAAGCACCCAGATCACGGTTAGTTTGCTCACCCAGACTACGTAACTCCCTATCGCCACGCTGCTGAGACAAAAACCGGCTATAGGCGTTCTGAGCCAAGGTCGCGTCACGCTGAGTACGTGCCGACCGTTCACCACGCCCAACGGACAAACCAAGGTTCGCAAAAGAAGCCATCACTAAATAGCCATTTCGTTACAAGCCGCCCGCATCAAGGCGCGCACGGATACGTTCCAACTCTTGAATCAACGCCAAAATCACCTGCCGCAACACAGCAGCATCCTCACCCTGAAGGCGACCCAAACCGGGAGGAGTGAACCTTTGATCAGCCATTACAACCTGCTCCTACGCGGGTTGAACTTGAATGCGATGCCGTTCACACCCCACGCCTGACCCCCAACACCAGACACCTTCAACTGGACAGCATTAGCCAACCCCAAATTCGTTCCCTTCACCAGATCAGAACCCAGATCAGGTTGCACCCACGACTCATAGCCACCAGCAAAAGACGTTCCAGTGAACGTCAACTGGAAATCACGTTGAGAAGTGGAACGATCCCAGTTATGGAACGTGGACACATCAATCGTTGTGTCCTCACCCAACTGGCGGACCACGAACTCGGGTCGCCGCCAAAACTTTTTGGCGGTCGTCTGACCTGCATCCTGCCACTTCGTCACATAATACGATTCAAAGTTTTGTGTGGTGCCAGCGATCAGATCATCAGCGGTTTCAGGCACATCGATCTGCAACGCAAACGGCTGCGTAGGATGCAACACCATCGGCAACCGGCGACCAGAATCATCAACAAACTCCGTGCCCCCAGCAAAACCGTACCCATCAGCCAACGTGTACCGCGACCACGCACCACCCTCGCCAACTGTCTGATCCCACACAAACGTCGACGTAGGCACAGAAGCCTGAATCGAACCGTTGAACTTCACATCCACAGAATCAAACGTCACTAGCGGCTCATCAAAATCTTCCCCCGTTGCCGGATCGACACCGACCGGCAACGACAACATCACCTTACGATCAACCCACGAAACATAGATGCCATCCAAAGACTCATCATTCATCTCCCCGATCTGAATGATCGGACGCATCTTCTGGAACAAGTCAATAAAACGTGAACCATCAAACGCAAACAAACCATCAGGCCAAGAGAACATGAACACAGCAGACTCGGTCGCAGCCACAGCCTTAGCCGACGGCACACCAATCTGATTCGTCAACTGCACCAACTGAAACGTCGTCTCATCAAAACCAAGGATCGCAAAAATGGCCCGAGGTTTGAACACCAACAACTGGTCACCAAACGACACAATCGCTTTGATGCCACGGCCACCGCCAACAACATCGATGTAATCCAACTCACGCCAACACTCAGGATTACCCGGATGAGAAAACCGGACACGGTCCGGGTACGGCACAACCGAACCCGCCCCGTTCCCGTCATACGTATGAGCAACCCACAAACGATCCGCATGAACCGTCAAATGCTCAGAACGAGGACAATGAGAACCAGACGCACCCACATAATCGTCCTGCCAATCCGTCGCCCCAATACCCGAAGCAGTCAACAACGTCGCCGTTGGCGACGCACCAATACCATCCCAACGGAACGCATTGTTCGACTCACCCGCACACCCATAAATATATGAAGTACCAGAATTAGACCACGCACCAAACTCGGCACCATCAACAGCGTCCGTTGTCACACCCAAATCAGCGAACGTGTCAGTCTTAGTCCAAAACACCTTGTTGTTCGCAGCAACAAACAACTGGCGGCTATTACCATCCCAAGCGAACACCCGATGAGGATCAAACGACCCGGAAACAATCGACCCAATAGCCGACGTGTTGTAATCCCTGACACCGTTCCGCTGCGAAAACCCGCCACGCGGATCGATATCAACATTCAACAAATCAGGTGACTCATTATCAGCCAACTGGAAAGCATCAGCACGATAATTCAAACCACCAGTGAAATCCTGAACCTGAACCGTTTCCAGCCGTGCCATCAGAAGTACACCGGGGACTGCCAGCCATTAGACGACTCATGGAACCGTCCACCCGAGTACACCAAAGGACGATGCGACGACACCCGCAAAATATCCGAAGCAGCCAACCGGACAGCCTCATCAAACGAATCCCGATAGAACCGAGCCAACTGGACATCTTCCTGCAACTGGTACAACTGGGCAACCGCGTAATACACCAACGACTGATGCAAACGATCATCAGCATCAACCTGAGTTGCATCGTTCGCAGTCCAATCCGTTGGCTTGCGGAAACCCCGCAACGCCAACGTGTACGCAGCATCAGGAGTAGGCCAGATGTACAGTTTCTGTTCCCACACCGAGAAATGCATCGGACGGCCAACAGTGTCCTGAGTGCCCAACCAGAACGCCTCAGCATCCGCATGGTCAACCAACGTCAACCGGATACCGCCAATGGACCCTTCCACAACAGAAGTGATCTCACGAACATCGCCAGAACCAATAGCGGAAATCGTGTAACCCTTCTGCCCATTCACAGTAGACAACGTGTACGACTTCTCCAAGAACGGCCAACGCCGTTCCAAAGAAATCATCCGGTCATAACCATCTTTGATGTACATGTTGAGCAAAGCATCCGACACATCGTCGGTATCCATGTCAACAATCTCACGAACCTTGGAGCGGATTTCAGCCAGATTCATTCTCACGCTCCTTCACATCGCGGGCAATCTGCCTCAAATGACCCATGCAATAATCCGTGCCCTTAGCCCTATGGCCCTGACACGTCGCATCATTCGCCATACAACGGGTATGACCCGTGTATGGCATCCCACCCGGAGGGGCAGGAGAAGAACCCTTAGCCTGAGCAGCAGGCCGGGCATCCCGCAAAGCGGGCTCCCCGTACAGGGAGTGGGCAGGAACAGCATTAGGAGTCATCACTAATAGGCTGAATCGTTACCCAGATATGCGAGCGGCGGGGAGCCGAAGCCCCCCGCCACCAGCATCACATGGTTGATCAGGCTGTGCGGCCGGTCAACTTGCCCTGACGGCTACGGTTACGAACCGTGAGGTTGCCGTAGCAGAAGATCAGCGCATAACGGGCATCCATGTTCTCAGGACGGACGAACTCCGTCTGCGAGAACCACTTGCCCGAGTGGCCGACGAGGGTCAGGTACTTGCTGTTGATGAAGAACATGTTGCCCGAAGGAGCATCCACGTCGTACACCACCGGAGCCGACTTGAACAACAGGTTCTGGAACCCGAGGTTCGCCTTGTCGGTGTCCGTGTAGCGGAGTTGCGGCGTAAGCAGCGACTCGTACTTCTCAAACAGAGTCTGAGTGGTCAGGATCATGTCCGGATGGTCATTGCCAACCGAGCAGGTGTTGTAAGCGGTGGTCATGTCCGCAGTGGTCAGCGCACCAGCGGTGCCCTCTTCGTACGAAGCCCAGAACCCGTTGCCTGAACCGGCCGGATCGATGCCGCCCGCAACAGCGGTCGCATCAATCAGGTTGCCCAGACCGTTCCAAGTCTTGCCCGAGTCGGTGCCACCAGCACCAAGGGTGTCGGTGCCATCACCGAAGAACATGGCGTTGAAGCCTTCCTTCATGGACTCCTCGGCCTGCATGACCTTGGCTTCCAGAAGGTTGATGATTGCAGCCTCACCGTTGTTCTTGGCCTCTTCGATGCCCGAGATAGCGATGGACGCAGCGTACTGCTTCCACTCAAACTCGGCCGCCGAAATGCCTTCTTGCGGGGTCAGAGCAATCGTGTCGTAGCCCGAGTACACACCAACGGTGCTGTTCTCACCGTAGATGAGGGGCTCAACAATCTTGGTGCCGCCATCGACCATGCGAAGGCGACCGTTCTCCATGAGATGGTTGGTAAGGGGACGTGCATTGAACACGTTGTCGGTCAACTGATCACGGTAGTTCGCAATCGTTGTTGACAACAGTTCGTCAAAGTTGCTGTTTCCAGCCATGGTTTACTCCTAATGGATCAAGTAACGCCGTACTGCCGCTTCGCAGCAGCCCAAGCGTCAGAAACTGAACGGATCGGTGACGTATCTTCCAAGCCTTGCTCCGCAGCCGAAGCCCCGCCCGACACAATCCCGGCCTCACGCTTCGCATCCAGCACCGCCTGCTCCTGAGCAGTACGGTCACCCGCCAGACGTTCAGCCGCTTGAACCCGAGACATCAGCCGGTCAAAAGCCAACTGCTTGTACACGGCCTCCAGATTCGCGGAACCCTCGGCTAACGCCTTGGCTACCACTTCCTGAGGGTTGAAATCATCACCGTATGTGGTTTGCAGCCGAGAAACCTCAGCCTCCAAACGCTGGTACGCACGTTCCTGTTCAAACTGTGCGATCCGGCTATCAAGTTCCTTGACACGTGCGGCAACTGGATCGTCCCACTCGGCATCCCCAGCATCCTCGGTTGCCTGATCGGCAACCTGCTGGGCCTGAGCCTTCGTCAAACCATAATGGGTTTGAAGAAGATCAATTGTCCTTGCAGGATCGTTCTCCAAAGCCTGTGCCACAGCACTTGCCCACTGGAGGCTCTGTTTTTGCTGCGCCAATTCCTGCGTCTTACGGGTATAGTCCGCTTGACGGCTGTAACCGGCCACCGCCTCAGACAACGGAACCCGCACGTCCTCACCGTCAACTTTGACGACCACATGATGGTCGGCAAACTCGTCAACATTTAGGGTTGGTGCATCCGCCTGTACTTCGACGTTTCCGCCCACATCTTCGACTTGTCCACCTGCCGCTTCTACGGGGGCGGGGTCTACCACGGGGGCATCTGCTATTTCACTCACTTAGAGTCCTTTCGGTTGCTCCTAATAATAGAGAAAGATCGTTACCTGCGTCCGTTACGGAACCGGATAAACACCTCTGCGGTGCCCCACGTAATCGCAGATAACACGCCAACAATCCAAGCCGTCACAAGCAACAGAACTTGGAAAAACCTTTTCACCAGAGGTGCTTGCACGCCCAGTAACGCGCCGACAGAATGTCGGTAGCAGTCGAACACTTATGACGTGCATGGAACGACTTACGGCGAGCCTTACCACGCTCCGACTTCGGGCTAGAACCCTCAGTCGTCACACCCTGCTGACCGAACCTGATCGTCTTCGTTTTGCCGTCGCCGTTACGTGCAACAACAATCCATGACTTCGTCGGGTGATTCGGTGTCCGCTTCGGCTTGTTGTAGTCCGAAACACCAGCAGCCTTCAACTTCGGGTCTTTCTCAGCCATCTCACTTCCTCTTTCTCACCTGACCACCAGCCTTCTTCGCAGCCGGAGTGTTCGACACAAACTGCTTACCTGAACGAGAACCAGCCTGCTTCTTACGGTTCGTCGCCGCCTTCTCGGCGGCCGACAACTTCTTCCACGCAGCCTCAGGCAAATACCGTGTAGTACCACCAGCACGCTGCGCCTTCTTGCCGTCGCTAGTGGTCCACTTCTCCTTGGTCCACTTATCCAAAGATTTCTGAGGCTTTTTCTTAGGGCTCACTTGTAACCGCCACCCCTATCCTTGTACTGCTTCGCCAACATCTGAGCCTTACGAGCAGACCACTCACCCGGCTTACCACCCTTAGACCCAGCCTTGATCTCATTGAACAACCGCTTACGCATAGCAGGCTTCGTGTAATTCCCCGCCTCATTCACACGGGACTTCGGTTTACCCGGCATCAGTAATCCATGTTGTTCCGACGAGCCTGCGACCTCTTAGCCGCAGCCTTCTTCGCCGGAACCTTCTTGGCAGCAGCCTTCTTCGCTGCAGCCTTACCAGCCTTCGTGTACGGATACTTCTTTCCACCAACCATTGGCATGGTTATCTCCTAACTGTTCGGAAGGGCAACGCCCATACGGGACGACAAAGCAGCAAGAACTGCGGGATCAACACCCGACAACTCCATCGGGTTAGCGGCAGGCGGAGCCGCCACACCCGCCGGACCAGCCGGGGGCGGCTCCGACACCCCCGGCGGCAACGGGCCGGGAAGACCCGCCGGACCAGCCGGAGCCGCACCCTGAGGTGCGGGAGGTGCAAGAAACTCGGCCGGATTCTTGATACCGAACCCGAACTGCAACACGTGAGCGGCAAGCCGCTCCACGTTCACCACACCAGCCGAAGCAAACGGAGCCATCGCATCCACCATCTGCAACGCCATCTGACGGCGGAACGACTCATTGTTCGGCGCAGTCGAACCAGCCTCCACCTCAAAATCAAACTCGCCGCTGATGTAATCACGATCAAACGTGATCCACATCGGCACACCATCAGAACCAGTCAACCGGGCAACCTGCTCACCAGTCATGTACTGCTGCGCCAAAGCAACCATCCGAGACGCAACCTCTTGGATCGCACCCTCAATCGTCGCCAACTTGTCAGCAGCACGCGCATTCGCAGCATCCTGCATAATCGCAGCCTCCGTCGCTGTGCGACGAATCTCCGGCAACGCACCACGCTGATACTCCGACACACCCGTGATCTGCTCCACATCCCCCTGAATCAACTCAGACTGGTTATAGAACTCCGGCGGAGTAATCACCGCCGGAAACGGAGCAACAACATTCGTCAACGGTTCATCGGACATCACAGGCACAAGCACATTGTCGTAATCCGACTCCAACGCGCCACGCCCATCAGAATCAAACGCCGACTCCTTGAACAAATACTTACGGGAGAACCGCTTACGATGGTTCATCATCTGCGTACGAGTTTCATTCAACTCGCGCTGCAACGGCTCAATCGCTTCCAAATCACCCAACGGATAGAAATGATCCGGAACGTCATAGTTACGGATCATCACAAACGGATGACCAAACGCATACGGCATCTTCTTCGGAGGGATCAAGAACTGGTCGCCGCTGTCAGCAAACACTGACATCGTCTTCGACCGAAGATCATAAAACTCCCAAATCTCACAATACGAATGGTTGTCGTCGTGGATGCGCCGCTTACCCGGCTCATCCACAAACCGTGAACCAGCAGTCGGAGCAACCTCCTCACGCACCTTCTTCGCATAACGCTTATCGGCACGCACCTCAGCCAACGGACGACGAATACGTTGTGCGATCCATTTCAAATCACGCATCGACGTAGCATCAGGATCAACAAACACATCGTACGGGGACACCCGTTCAACAAACGGGCGGTCCTCCGTGATCACAGTGATCGACGTAGACTCGCCACCCTCTTGATCATCCGAATACTCATCGGCCTCAGCAACCCGCTGCTCTTCCACATACCGGTAACCACATTTCAACCAGCCATGACCCGTCACCAAAAAGTCTTTTACGGCACGACGGAACTCGGGCTTCACCTTGTAATGCCGCCACCAATAGTTGATCACCGCTTCCGTGATGATCGCCTTCGGCGCATCATCCGGCTTCGTCGCATTCACCGCAATCTTCGGATAGTTCACCGAAACAGACGGCGCAATCACGTTCACCGTAGAGAACGCAATGTTGACCAACAGGCGGTCCTCATCGGACGCATACTCGTAATGGCGGCCACGGTACATATCGACAAGACGTTTCCACGTGCTGTCGTACGCTTCCTCACGTCGCCACCGCTTAGAAGCATTCAGATGCTTCCGGAACTTCGCCAACTTGTCGGCGTTACTAGGGCGAGCCATCAGAGTTCCCCACCCGGCTGCGACAACCAAGCCTGAGCCGTACGAGCCGCAAGGTTCCACACCGCAACAAGACCAGCAACAGCAGCAGCCTTGAAGAACGAAATGTCAACAACAGCAGCGGTCAACGGCGCAGCCGTAGCCCCCGCAACAAACGTGGCAGCAGCCCGCTTCAACGCTTCACGATATTCCATCATCTCTCCTTGCGATCCAGATGCCACTCAATGTGATCATCAACTCGTTCCGACACGTGATCAACTTTCCGGTCGATCTGATGCAACAAACTGGCGTTCGACGCATGATCCCTGTTGTTCTCACGCCTAGTGCGTTCAATCAACGCCACCAGCACGCCGCTGGGGGCGGCCAACGCAATAACGATCTGCGCCCACGTCGGCATCTCACACCCACTTGTTCCCGACGTATTCGATGTTGCGGCCCTCACGCTTCGCGGAATCAATGATTTCCCGCTCTTGCTCTTTGATCGTCTTGTCGTGAAACATCTGCTGCCCCTGCTGGAAACCGAACCGGATGCTCCCCACATGGCATTTGAAACACACCGCCCCACGCTTCGGAATCACATCAAACGTGAACGTACGGCCGCATTCCGTGCAATTTAGAGAACCCATCACTAGATAGCCAGATCGTTACCTGTTGGAACGGGCGTTGTGCGCGCCGATTGGCACCCTTTTGAACGCAGAATCCTCATCAATCTGAAAACGCTCAAACCATCCAAGACTGTACTTCGGAAGATTCTGTTCGCCCCGATACTCCGGCAACCACACATACTTCAACATCTGCCAACAGATCGCTAAAGACATCACACGGTCATCATGCGGAGAACCATGCGTCCGACCATTCTGATCCCTGATAAAAGCCTTCAACTCCGCCACAGTCCGAGAACAATAGATACCGATTTCGCTATCACGAATAGCGGCAGACAACTCGTCAATAGCCAACGGCTTCGTAGCCGAAGTTGTTCGCCAACCCAACGTCTCCGTAGCCTCCGGATTCCTCTTCTGCAACTTGCGGGTACGGTACAGATTCCTGTACCCGTACCGCTGCGCCGCTTTCAACGTCGTCAACCCATGGTTGTTGTTCTCAATACCCAACAGCCCCGTGTTGTACAACCAGCCGATCTCACACAACAACTCACCAAACAAATCCGGTTCAATATGCCCATGCCAATGAGCAACAACATCACCAGAATGGGCATCAACAACATGACACGACGAATAGTCACCATGGCCCAAACCCTCAGCCACGTCAGCCCCCAACACGTACACACCCTGAGGTTCCGGATCAGCCCACACAGCGAACTCCCCATCGCCAGACTGACGCAACTCCGTATGCTTAGGAGAGAACGTGTGTAAATAGCCGCGCCACGGCTCCTGAGGTTCGATGCTGACCAGACGGTCAACATCAAACACAGGGTTACCAGATTTGATAAACGCCTCTTCCGCTGAACGCGGATACTCCTGATGCAACTGCCATGACGGCATCGACTTCAACTTTGCCGCATACCAATCATCATCACGATCACCAGCAGACCACGGGAAAAACAAACCAGCGAAACCATTGTTCCCGGACTCCGCACCAACCCACAACTGGTGGAAAAAGTTCCCAGAACCATTCGCCGTGCTGAGACAGATGACACGGCCACCAACGTCAGCAATCGGCTCAATCGAAGCCCACGCCTCCTCAGGGTTCGGCAAGAACGCCATCTCATCCACAACCACCAGATACACCGACTCACCACGGGCAGGATCATTCCCGCTAGGCAGCGACTCAATCGCAGACTCATTCGCAAATGTCATCTTCAACTGGTTATCCACAACCAGATCGGGGCCACGTTCTTTCATCCAGTCCGGCAAAAACTTGTACCCATACTTCGACTTCTGCAACAACTTCGCAGCCTCACGCTCAGTACGAGACAACATGACCACAAACCGGTCACCAAAAAAGAACGTCAACCAAAACGAATACGCAGCAGCAACCGTAGAAAAACCGATCTGACGGGCCTTGAGAACAACCGAATAACGGTTGTTCATCCAATGATCAATCGTCTGCTCCTGCGCTTCACGCAAATCAAACTTGATGCGGCCATCCTGAGGATGTTTGATATGCCAATAGTTCCGGCAAAAATAGGCAAACCCCTCGGCGGGGTCATCCCCACCGACACATCTGCGCCACTCACGTTCATTCAACAGTTCGTCTAAGTTCAACGGGGCACCCTGACCGAATAGTTAGTGTTCCGACGGAACGGTGACTTACCCGGATGTTCCAACTGGATAGGACGGGTCTTCACCAACGCATTCCAATACGTCCCCTCGTTCTTCCACAACGCACCCAAATAACCGCCCTGACCAGCACCCCCAGCGTCCCGCAACACGGTCCGCAACCTGATCGCGGACTCGCCAGAAACACCAGCAGAAGTCGACTCCCTAAGAATTGTTCGCAGGCGTTCCGCCGTGCTGGAACCCTGACCTGAACCGGTCAGAACACCAAACGTCTCCCTAAGGGTCGAAGCCTGATCACCGGTCGTTGCACCACCTTGCCCTGTAGCAGTCCTGAATGCCCCCAGAATCGCATCAAACGTCGATCCGGACGTACCGGACGACACAGTCGTCTGGAACGTCTCACGAAGCCTGAGAGCCGTCTCAGAGGAAACACCGGCAGTAGCAGCAGAACCAAACGTCTCCCGCAGGAATGCGGCAGCCTGAGAGCCGTTAGCGAACTCGTCAACAGTTTGGAATGTTTCCCGCAACCGGACAGCAGAAGAACCACCAACACCCGCCTCTGTGGCGGACCTGAGAACAGTACGGACACGTGTCGCCGTCTCAGAAGACGACGACACACCCGAAGCCGAACGAGACACGGCGCGCAGCCGCACAGCCGAAGAAGACCCAACACCAGTACCGCTGGCAGTGTCCGACACGGTTCTGAGACGGGTCGCAGACGACCCGCCAACACCAGAACCAGAAGCCGTCACCTGATAGACAACCGTCCCCCAATAAGACTTGTTGCCCCCATACTCAATGCCGGGATCAGCGTAAGCGTTCTCTACCGATTCCTCATAGTAAAACGACGACTGGTCGTAATCGACCCCGCCGTCGTTATACAGGACATCAGCCATAACGGCCTCAGTCGTCTACACGAATCATGAAGTTCAAAACAAAATACGGTTGAACCACATCAACATTGAAAGCCGTACCGTCACCCGTGCTGTCAGAAGTCACCGTCGCGGGACCGTTCGTCGACAAACCGGTCTTGGGTTGTGTTGAATAATCGGCCTTGTCATCCGTTGAAAGATCGGTCTTATCGTAGGTAGATAAACCAGTTTTTTCTTCCGTATTGAACGCAGGCTTGTCTGACACCCCACCAGAAATCGTGATAGCCGGAGTTTTGCTATCGGTAGTAAAAGCGGCTGCGTCAGTTGCCGAACCTCCGCCGTGACCAGAAGCGGCACCACCAAAAGTACCAGCGTTGGTACGCACAACAATGCCTCCGGAATGGCTATGGGAGCCCTGAGACGCGGTGATGTTGTGGCCGTGTCCATGAATCGGAACAGAGTGCAAGTGATTGGGGATGCTGTGGTTGTGGTTAGGAATCGTATGGGCATGATTCGGCATCGTATGGGAGTGATCCGCAACGGTATGACTGTGATTCACACCATGCGTATGACCCGGAAGATTCGTCACAGCCAACGTAATCGAATCAGTCGCAGAACCACCCGAACCACGCAACGAGTAACCCGTGCCAGAACCAACCGGCACACGCTGACGCAAATCCGGCAACGTGAACGTCCCACCAGACACCCCGAACACCGCAGCCAACAACGGATAATCCGCATAATCAACCGTCTGACCCTGACACAACAACCAGCCGGTCGGTGCAGCCGAACCAGCAAACATCGACACCGTACCCACCGGAGCGTTCTTCTCCGCCTGAGCCATCCGGTAATCCAACGACGAAGTCACCGCGCTGGAATCAACACCAACCTTGGCTTGAAGGGCACTCAAAGCGTCATGGACGTTTGAGTGCATCGTCGCATGGCTGACACCACCAGACGGACCAGTTGATAACTGGTCCGAACCGGTCGGGTTCACATACGTATCAAGAGAGCCGGGAAAACTGGTTGCCATACTTATTCAGCCGTTTCGTTACCCGACGGTTCACCAGTAGTGCTAGAAACAGCCATCAGTTGGCCTCCGGTGGGTCAGGGAACTCTACGTTCGGCCAGTCAGGATGAGCAGGTAAATCACGCAACTCCTGACGGTACGCGATCCACGCATCACGATCACCGGGAGCATCAACAGCGACACGCCAGTCAGATTGACTGAGTAGCGCATCCCGTTCATTACGCTTCATCGAAATATCAAGTTCAGTTGTGTCGAATAGAGCGTCGTCTTGCTCTTCTTCCCAAACTTCTCCTGTCGCGGCATCATGTATTGTATTTTTCATTATGCCACTCCATAAATCTTGACCGACCCGTATGGTGCCCCATTGTAGAATTGTATTCCGGTGATGTCCGATGTTGTTGCACAATAACCATGTGCCCACAAAGAATAAACATCATTGCCCCCCACATCGTGACCCGCGGAGGATATGTGAAAAGATGGGTGATCTCCGGTGTGTGGGCCCGTTATGTCCATGACCATTCCACCATACGGGTAGTACGAGCCAAAGATAGCAACTGAGGCCCCCTGACCATTTTGCCTTCCGAAACTTCCGTCAAGAAAGTATGCCGAGTAATAGCCAGAAGTGATTGCTGTATTGCTGCTATTTACGAACCTAAAGTAGGTCCATGTTGTATTTCCGTTTTGCGCTGCGTCTATAATTATCCTGTAGTGGGTCCAATTGCTACCGAAGACGTTCAAGAACGTGCTCGTCCCCCCGCCTAAACTTCCGGCGTACACTAGGGCCATGCCAACTTGTGCGCCTTTTGTTCTCAGGTAGCCCTGTGCGTTGATGTCACCGTTGGCATCCAACGTGTACGACGGCGAGTTCGTGCCTATGCCAACTTTTCCATCAGGCTTGAACGAGGTATTGAGACTAAAAGCCGACCCATTGTAGTGAAAAAGAGATAATACGTCCCCTTCAAGTTCCCGAGGGCCGTTTAGATGCCAATAAGAATTATCGTTATTGGAATGAAAGTTGATGTCATTAGGGTAATTTCCCGCTCCCTCTAGATGCAGCCTCCCACCGTAGTGAAAGATATCAGACGATGTTCCGCTAACTCCAACGTATATGTCGTCCCCAGCACCACCCAATCTGGCTCGTCCGTTTACATCAAGTTCGTAGGCTGGTGACGCTGTACCGATACCGACACGATCATTCGTTGAATCAACATGCAACGTATCCGTGTCAATAGTCAAACCACCAGCAACAATATTGTTCGGCACATCATTAGAACGACCAGCACCCAACACCAACACCTCACCAGTGGAAGCATCAGCCCGAACCACACGCCCAATCTTCTGCACCAACTCCGACGCACCCGTCGGACGCACATTCGTCAAACCACCCGACACCGCGACATACAAACTGTCATTCACCGAATACGACGACGTATCCATCTGACGGATAACACCAATAATTGTCGCAGAACCCTGAGCATTATCAGCCAAAGTTTCATCCAACAAACCCAACGCAGGCATAGTGCTGGCTGTGCCAGCCAACGAAGCCTGCACCTCCACAGCCCCCGAAGCCCCAACAGAACCAGTCGCATACACAGGAGTGCCCTTAGACAAAGACCCACCCGAAGTATTCTTCACCCGAATGTGAGTCGGCCCCTGAAGATCACCCACAAACTCTGTTGCCGTGACAGTACCGTCAACCTCCAACTCCGTTGAAGGTGACGTAGTGCCAACACCAACACGCTCATTGACATCGTCAATATGCAAAGGTGCCCCATCCAGCAGAGCGGTTTCGATTGCTTCAACAGCCGAGTTGACGTTCGTATGTAGAACGTCGTGAGGCGGGTTGTCCAGCCGGTCTGTTGCTAGGGGGTCGGGGAATGAGTCGACGGAGGTCGGAAAGTTCGTAGTCATTTAGAAGTCCCCCGGTGGAGTTGGCGGCACAGCATCTTCTGGCGAAAGCACATTTGTTATGTCTCTCAACTGCTGCCTATATTCCTTCCAAGCATTTCTCCGCTCGTCTGACATGCCGTTGTCTGGTATCTGCGTCCAATCACATTTTGCCAATGCTGCATTACGCCAAAACCTAATCCATTCCCACTTTGTGCTTTCGTCCCATAGCACTGGATTGCCATTTTCGTCGTATGTCTGCGCCTCTAACGGTGGGTTGAAATCACTAAATGCCATCTTTTATCTCTCTCAGGTCTTGATGATGTAGTTCAAGGCAACGTATGGCTGAAGATTGTTATGGGCGTTGCCGCCTCCGGTGTTTTGGTTGGTTGCAGTCGTACTGTTGTTTGTAGCGGTTGTGTTTTGATTGGTCGCTGTTGCACTATTCACCGTTACACCAGAACTAGACCAGCCACCACCAGAACTTCCCGACGTAGATAGAGTGTTAGTCCAGTAATAAGCGTTTGCGTACGTATTCGGGTCTAACTGTACGCCAACATATCCAGTAGCCCCTGACCATCGCGCTACCTGAGCGTGGACGTGCCCGCCGTTGCTTGTAGATGCACCGTGAGAGTGCGAATTCTGCGTATGGGTATGTGCATTCTGCGTATGGGTATGCGAATTCTGCGTGTGGGTGTGAGACGGCATCTCGCTAGTGATGAGAATATGAGACTTCTCGCCACCAGAATCGCCCAGATTATCGAAGTCAGCATCCGTCGGATCAATACCTACAGGGACCCTGCCCTTCATGTTCGGCAAGTTGAACGTAGTGGAACCGTCACCAACCCCGTACGTTGTACCCAACACAGCAAACAATGTTGCGTAAGTGGTTCTGCTGACCGCAGAACCATCACACACCAACCAACTCGCATCAGGGCTAGAGGCCCCAGCAAACGGGATAACTGAACCCACCGGCATCGCTGACCGGACCAAATAGTCCAACGACGAAGTCACCGCCGAACCATCAGCACCAACCTTCGCCTCAAGAGCCTCAACAGCATCATTCACATCAGCATGCTGAGAAGCATGCGGAACCGAAGCCAGCGTATCGCTGGTCGTCGGATTCGTAAAAGAATCAAGCGAAAACGGAAAGTTCGTAGCCACCGTCAGTCAAGCGTCAACGTAAGCGACGTGATCGTAAACGTGTCACCAGCAGCAACCGTCGAAGACGAGTTGAACGCACCAGTCCACACACAATCATCAGTCGGCTCACCAGACCCATCAACCGCATTCCCATTCCACAACGACCAATGCGTCAACGTCTCCGCCGTCGACACATTCGTCCACGAAACAGACGAAGTCAAACCCATCGAACCACCAGAAGCAGCATTGAACGAACACGCCTTGAGCGTGTTCTCCCCAGCCGCATTCGCAGTCCCATCCTCACCCGGATCACCCGTATGCAACTTCAAATACGGAGACGACACAACAAAAGCCGTACCACCAACCGCATCCAACAAAGCGTTCTCAGCGAAGTTACTAATGCTCATTCCTGCACATCCTTAGGAATCTTAGGTTGCGGCTCACCGTCGCAACAACTGTCTTTAGCCCCACACGAAGGACACCTCCACCGACACTGAGTCGGCGGATACTCCATGCCGCACGCATAGCACTCCACTAAGAAAGCCAAATCGTTACACCGCCCTCAGCCGAGAATCCCGCTCACGGGCAGCCATAGCACCAATCAACTCATCCAACTCCTCATCAGACAACTGAGCAGCCTTACGATCAGTCTTCACCTCAACCTGAGCAGGAGCCATCTTATCCATCGCCTGCAACCACAACTGAGCCGCCCTAACATCCCCATCCAACGCCCGAGCATGCAACGTATCCAACACGTTCTGCGTGCGCTCAGGCGACCCCTGAAACGCCCTAGAACGCTGCTCCCACTCCCGAGCAAACACATCCTTCTTCTCCCACCGCCTCAGGGTCGACACGTCGACACCTAGGTGGTCAGCGAATCCTTGCTTAGACGCGGGGTTCCGTTCACTGGGTGCGGTACATAGCCAGTCCAGATACTGTTGCTGCCGTCTGTCCAGCCCCAAATCTTCTTCATGTGCCATCACTAGATAGGCAAGATCGTTACCCCGATCTTGCCCGCAAACAGTTCACTTCGGCACGACGCAAACCAGCCCCCATTGATGTAACGATGTCACCTATAAGTAGTTTCCCGTGGAGGGGGGGACTACAGGGGGGGAGGAGATAGTGGCATGCCTCCGTACCTGAAGATTGACGGAGTCAATCACCGAACAGCCAAGCACATGTCACGGGGTAACCCGGAACGGGTAACCCCGAAACAGAACAATACCGAACAGTTCATATCCTGAGAACCGTAAACCGGACGACCCGCAGGAGTCCCTTCATCGGTGCGTGGGTGGGGGGCCCATGCGCCCCCTCGCAGGCCCGGGTGTTCGATCGATGACTGGCAGGAACCGGCCCCGCCACTGGCCCGGTGTCCCTGCAGGGACACTGAACCGGCCCCAACTAGCCACACCACGACAGCGGGCAGCGGGCAGCACGACCGGGCAGTGCCGAGGGTGTCGGCGGGCGGGCGGGCATGCTGCGGGGAAGAATGTCGGGGCAGGTCTTGACAGTGCCCGGGTGTGTGTGCGCATAATGTCTACGTCGGGCAACACCGCCCGGCGCATACACAAGGGAGACACCCACAATGAATGATGAAACAATGAACACGCTCGGCGAGGCCGCTACCGCTTACCACGGGGCCGAGACCGACCATGCGGCCGCTACTGCGGCCCTGCTATCGGCGCAGTCCCGGATGACTGAGACCCGGCCGGTCTACTACGGGGCTATTGCCGGGGCCATTGCCGAGAATGCAGGCGTGCGAGACATTGCCCGCACTGTCGGCGCAGCGTGTGGACGTTCGAAGACTGCCGTGGAGCGTGACATCGCCCGGGTGGTGGTCATGACTGCCACCGGGTGGGACGATGCACAGACCGTGACCGAGACACCGAACGTCGGGCAGAAGAACGGCCCCACATGTTCGGCGTTGAAGAGTGCGGCCGATGGTGCCGAGAATAAGACGGCCGCCCGGGCTGCTGTGCGGGCGTTGTATGCGGCCCCGGTTGATGGTCCCGACACCGAAGACACCGAGGGTGAAGA